CATTTTTACTCTCCACTATGTTGAATTTCTGTTTCCAAAAATTTTTGTAATACACTTCTTTTATAAAGTGAACTTAATATATTATTGTGATTACCTTTTTTAGCATCCTTGTAAACCTCGTAGGTAATTCTTTCAATACTTTTTTGTAATTGTTTTCTCGTCATCACACCATATCCTTGAATCTGTATCCTAGCATCCAATGGTGTTTCAACTCCCTTTTTAGGTGGAGTAATTTTAGCCTCACGAACATTCTTAAGTAATGACTTTAAACTTATCACTTAATGTCTCATCTTAATTTTTTTCTTACCTGGCATGACCTTAACTTTCGCTGTATATGGATTATCTCTTGGGTCACCCTCTATGTTAATATCAGCCAAAGGTTGTTTGTTTAAAAATACATCAACAACATACAATGGTGAAAAACCAGGTGCCGTATCTACTTCTTCGTGGTTTATTTCCAAAATACCAAATCTTGTTTTTACTCTTTGTTTATTACCTTCATTAACAGATTTTTTTGATTCACCTTGATGTTGTTTCATCACACTATCTAATGTAGGTAATTTCTCACCAAACTCTCGTTTGAGATACTTACTTTCTTTTAAAAGGTCTTTTAATTTCATTATCCTTCTCTGATTATGTCATTAATAATACTTTCAACTTTACAATATTCACCACAAGTCCTACCTGCTGGTGTTTCATTTCCTACACTTTCTTTTAATGGATATAGAAATGCTCCATGTGTGGATGGATTGGATACGAAATCAAATGCAATTAATTCAAAATCCTTTCCAACTTGTTGCCCATCACCTTCCTGCATCGGTTCAACTGAACCCATACCACGAGAACTAATACCAAGTTTGATACCAGCTCTAAATAATTCTTTAAGTATATTACCACTTGGTGTTCCCAATACCTCTACGGTTCCGACCAAATTATCACCTTCCCAATTCATTTCCGTAACATTATGAGATACATTCTGTAAGTTAACAACAGAACTATCGGGATGGTCTAACTCACCTAACGCTCTTTTTTGAACTACAAATTCTTTGGTATATTTTTGACTTTCCCTTTCCAAAATTTCTCGTGGGTATACACGACCATTTTGGTTTTTTGCGTTGGCCCGTTGTAAAACACCATGAACTACCAATTTACCATTTCTTGAAATGGATTCATTTATTTGTTCTGGTGTTACCTCAAATGGTAAGTAGTCTACTATTAGTTCTTTCATTTTATTTCATCCTTTTTATAAGGTATTTAATTAACTTTTTCTCATCATGATTTCATGTCTTAATTGTTGGAGTTTCTTTATCCAATCATCAAGACGACCAATCATATAATTTTTTGTTACATCTTTTTTATGAATCTCTGTATGCCATCTTTTTAATAAAGTTGAAATACCATACAAAGAGTCCATATAAGACTTTTTGTTTTCTTCAAATGACATGGAATTATCTTAGTTGACCGACCTTACCTGCTAACTTTACTAATCTCTCACTAATTTTTCTGAGTGCCTTATGTGTGTTTTTCCAATAATCCCTTGAATCTACATTTAATTCATTTTTCAATCTTAAATTCATATCGATTGTTTTTTCTAATTTTCTTAAGCTATCACGAGATTCCCTCATTGCCATTCCAATTTTTTGTTTTGGTGTCAATGAGTCGTCATTACGAAAATCGTGATACTTTCCTTCTTTTCTCAACTTTGGGTCCTTGGCATGAAAATTGTCCGTACCGATAGTGGGGTCATGATGAGCACCACCATATCCAGCCTTCTTCTTCTTTTTACCCTTTTTGTTCTTCTTGAATGCGTAAGGTGTTTTGTAAGATATATCACCTGCAGAGGCAGTTGAGGAAGCCTCTTTTAACTCTTTTTGAATGAGCCTTCTTATAAACTCTTCGAGTTTACTTTGAGCGGACATTGTCAAGCTCCTTAATGAGTTCATAATACCTCATTAGAGAAATAACTTGTTTGTCCTTGACGATACTACCTTTAGTTAGGTGTTCCATTTGATTAATTGCCTCTTGGAGTTTGATTCTCGTTATGTCATCATCAATTTTAGGTAGATGTGAATTTAAGGCATTTTGTATTTTTTTTACTTCATCATTGACAAACTCTCTTAGAGAATTGGTATTAGAGATATTATTTATATATTCTTTTAAGAGATTTTTTTGTGGAGTATTCAGAGTTTTATATTTTTTATTAAAATTATCAACCATCAATTGATATGATAATAATCTTAAATCTTTATCTTGATTTTTAAATTCTTTAATGACTTCCGCATCTTTCTTAACATCCTTTGTCATTTTTCTACCAGTAATGTGCTCTATGATTGTAAAATTACTATCTACTTCATCTAAAGGATTTAGTGCTTCCAATGATTCTGATAAAAATAATTTGTATATTGAAGCATGAACTTTGTAGTTTGGTATACGAGAACGGAAAAAATCTTCCGTTTTATAAGTTTCACTTATGGATTTGATGAGATTGTATTTCTCATTTTTAAGTTTTTTGTTGTTTATTTTAGAACGAGATTTTAAAACAGCCTCAACCAATCTTTGGGCCTTAGCAGTTGAATTGTAGTTTGTTTTCACCAAAACTTGATAAAGTTGATTTTCTTTACCAATTTCAGTTTTTTCATTAAAATACTTCTTGAGCAAATCGATAGATTTACTTTTTGTGTCATCACTTATGATGTCCTGTGTAATTTGTCTTGATAACAACTCGAAAAGAATACCTGTATTCTTTATTTTCGAGTGTTTAGCTCGTTTACTCATTTAATACTCCAATTCTCCGTATAATATCTCTTATATAAATATAAAAACTTCTAATAATTCGTTATTTAGAATCATTATTTAAAGAATTAACATCATCTGAATATTCTTTTTCAACATCCATTGTCTCTTCTAATAGTTTTCTATCATTTCTACTTAATTTTTTCAAATCTTTTTTCATGGCATCATAATGTGCAAGGGCTATTCCGTATTGTTTTCTTCTATCATGACTACCTAATGGGTCTCTACCACGAGCTCCACTATCTTTTTTGTACTTGTTACCCTCTTTTGGTCTACCACCTATTTCTTTTCCAGTTCGTCCAATGTTTGGGTCAGGTTGCGAGGAATCATCATCTCCACCTTCAGGTGGGATATCACCACCCATGTCATCCATTCCACCCATCATGGCTCCTTGTGTTCCCATAGCTTGACCACTTTGTACTGGGTCATTACCCTCTTGTTCTATTTGGTCATGTCTAAACTTTCTCTTTTGGTCTTTGATAATTTGTAGTCTCATTTCCTTCTTTTCTTCTTCGGTAAACTTAAATACATTATCATACACCCATTCTGTTGAAGCTATCTTTGAATCTATCATTGATTGTCCAAGAGATTGTTTTGAATTCCACAATTCAATTTTTTCTTCCTCATATATTTTAGATGGGTTAGTTAATCCTAATTCAAAGTTTACCAAATCTTCATCTGTATATCCTTGTGAGTATAAATGGACAATACCTATTTTTGTCAATTCTGAAATAATAATTCTTTGTATTCTTTCTATAGTTCTTGCAAACCTTACATCTTCAGCTGCTAGAGTTGCTTTACTACCGAGTGATTCCTCATATCCCAAGAAAGCCTTAGGAACCTTGAGAGCTGCCAATAGTTTGTTTCTCAAATATTCAATATCGTCTGTGGCTTCATAAGTTAATCCTGGCAGTCCTTCGATATTTGTACCACTATCACCACCACGAACAGGTAAGAAAAAATCTTCTGTAAGATTTTGTATATTATATCTGAGGTTGTAATCACCATCTTGGTCGATAACGGGTGCCTTTTTCATCTTGTTGATTATCTTTTGCATAAAGTTTTCAACTTCTGCTGGTGGGATGTTTCCAATATCAATTTTGAACACTCTTTTTTCAGGTGCTCTCATGATTCTATGTATTAACATCGCATCTTCCATAAGGGATAATTGTTTCCAAATCTTACGGGCTCCTTCAATCATACCCTTACCATATGGTAAAAAATTTGAGTCACTTAGTAATCTAAAATGTGCTACTTCATAATTTTGAAATTCTTTTTCACTTCTTTGATTTGAATGTCTGTTATCGGCATCTTGGACATGAAAGTTTACTAAATATGGTTCTGAAGGGTCTGCTCCTTCAATTCTTGTGACATCGTATGTTGAAAGAGGAACTACATTTGTAACACCATACTTGTCTTTGATATCCAAGTACAAGTAAAAGTCTCCATACTTACACATATTCCTTGTCCAAGGCCATAAATTGAACTCTATATTTAAAATGTCGTAATAGAGATTCCTTAATATATCGTAAATATTTTCGTTATCGGATTGTATTGTCAATACATCACCATATTCAGACCTCATAGTAGATTCATCTGCGTAGATATCGAGTGCAGATGATATAATAGCATCGTTATCCATTTCCTCGTAATCTCTGAACAATCCTATTCTTTGAGATTGAAATGTAATCTGTTGAGATTTACCATATCCGCCAGTTGCCAGATTACTATATAATCTTGAATACCTATCAACAAGATTATCTTTTGAAAGTTGTTGTAATCTATTTGTATCGGCAATCTTTAATTTTCTTCCACCAGCATGTCTAACAATTACATTTGTGGAAAATAATCTTCTTAATCTTGCTCTTAATTTGGATTCTGCCATTTTATCCTCTTACTTAATTAACCAAGTTAAATCTTCTTTTTGGTCACCGACATCCATTGTCCAACCTTCTTTTTTATTTTCACTTGGTGTGTAGACCGCTTCGTAGTCTATCATTCTATTTAGTACATCTTTTTGTAAGGCCATACCCTCGGCTCTTAACCGAAGTGCTGTATCCCTAACCCATAGTCCAATAGCTAAGCTCATCACCAAATCATCGTTATATCCGACCATCGCCTCGGCCCTATTGTTGTTATATATAAATACAAACAACTCATCTATTAATCGTGAAGAATGTGCAATTACTGACTTTTCTCTGAAATATTCCTCTAATTTAGCTATAACCAATGGTCTTGTTTTTGATGTAGTACTAAAACCAGGTACCATTTGTCTGTCTGAGTTTCTGTATCTATTTGTTACTTGTCTAGCAACATCTACATATTGTAAATCTTTTGAAGTATAAAATAAATTATCGTATTGTCTATCGATTACTTGTTGAATTGCCGCCCAACCAATACTTGAATTTTCAATCACAAGTAGTGCGTTGTTGTATTCTTGGGCAACATTCATACATAAATTACCAAAATCTTTGGTAGAAATTTTTCCTCTGTATTCCGCTACTTGTTCCATATTATCCACATCAATCACATGGAAAGCTGAAAAGTCTTGTCCATCTCCTCTTGCGACATCAGCGGCTAATACATAATCTTTTGTATAATTTGGTGACTTCCAAACCCAAAGATTACTATCAAAACCTCTTTTTTCCAATGGTTCTTCTATATATGAGGTTTTATACTCCTCTAATATTCTTGGGTCAACAACTCCTTGACCTGAAGTGATGAAGTCACAATCACACTCTTGTGCGGCTTCCGAAGGACCTAAGAGTTTGTCTTGTTCATCTCTCCATTCTTGTTCTCGTTCAGGATGGACAGTCCAATGAAGTCTTATCATGTTCCAATCATTTGAACCTTCCTCTGCTCCAACCCATGTTCTATGAAACCAATTACCTACACCATTAGGTGTGGAGAGTGCGATACATTGTCCACCAGTAGATAGAGTACTTTGTGCAGCAGTCCATATTGTATCAATCTTATCGATGAATGCTGCCTCATCAATTACCAATAAAGATAGTGCCTCTGAACGACCTGCGTCTTCAGTACTTGATATCGCCTTTACTTGTGAACCATTCGAGTATCTAAGTGAGAGTTTGTTGTCCTCAACACACTTTGACCTTACCCAACTCGGTAGGTTAGCATGCATGACTCGTATTTTTGTTACTAAATTTTTTGCAGTATCTTGTTTTGTAGCAATTACCAATATGTTTTTATCTGTTTGAAATGTCATCATCCATAATGCGTAACCTGCGGTCAATGTTGAGATTCCCAACTGACGAGCCTTCAGTATAATATTGTAATTATTTTCTTTGAAATCTTTTAAGGAAGCTTCTTGAAATGGATAGAGTGCAAATGGTACTTTACCTTGTAGTGGATGTTGAATTACAGCATACTTTTTTAGGAAGTATACAGGATCAACAGCACACTTTAGGTATTCTTTTTTAATTACTTCTTTGATTTTTTTATCAGACATTTATCTCAAGACATATATGACACCAGTACTACCGATTGCTACTTTTTTAACTCCAATCGGATAAAGTGTACCTGCCACTAATGCATCAGCATCAATTGTTCCACCTGCTGAACAATGAATGACAACATTAGACTTATTTTCTACAAGAAATGCTCGTCCTTCATTTGAACCACTAAATGCCACAGTTGTACTTGAAGCTACTTTTTGGGCGTGATTATAATCACCGAGATTACCTCTGATTGTTGGAGGTGTTCTATCGACTATTCCCATTTATTTTCTCCTATATATATGTATATAATTATTACTATTTTGAAAACTTACGAAGGAACTTTACTGCATCATCTACATCTTCGTTATCAAATACTTCTACCATCTTATTAATTTCATTTTTGGTTCTTGTAAGTTTTCTTTTAGCGTTTGCTACGACCTTTTTACTAATTCTTTTTCTTGACAACAATTTATCCAAATCTTTTTGTAATTGTTCTTTTTCTTGTTTTTGTTTCTCTATTATTTCTTTTAACTTAACAATTTCATCAGGTTTCTTGTGAAAAAGTGATTTAATCCAATCAATAATCATACTATTATCTCCATCATTTTTTTGTATTTTGTTTTATGTGGTTGGTCGAAGTCACTATCTTTTGGTTCTTCATATTGTGCGTAATCATCTTTATCACGAGTAACCTTTTCTTCTACCTTCACAAGTCTGAAATTGACTACTTTTCTCCCATTTATAGTAGGCATCCCATGTTCATCTTTACTGATTTCCTTTACTTTAATTCTTTTATTTTTGAATTTACCACCTAATATGGTATCTCCAACTTTTACATCTATGGTTATTGCCATTAGTCCTCTCTCCAACTTATCATTAAATTTTGACCATCGAGTTTTTCGGTAACATTATCTTCACGACTTAATTTACCACCTAATCCATTCTCAATAATCTTTTTTAAATCACCGAATGTTAAATCTTTGTCATCAAAAGGATGAGCCATATGTCCATATGCACCACCCTCGTTCAGTAGTTCTCTCACCACCACTTCATCCCACCATTCTTTTGTTAACGGACTATGTTTATCTTTCATATTCATAAATATTAAATCTCTATACTTTCGAGTTCTTCTTGAGTTT